TCATAAAGAGATTAGACAATTAGACACATTGGCTAAAAAAATCAGAAGAACTAGAATAAAAAATGGATCTATCGAAATGGGTGGTATTGAAGTAAAGTTCAAACTTGCAGAAGATGACAAAAAACCAATCGGAGTCTACTTCAAAGAACAGAAAGATGCAAACAAATTGATTGAAGAATATATGTTATTGGCAAACAAATCAGTTGCCAAACTTTTAGCAAAAGACCAATGGCACAACGTATATAGAGTACACGACAAACCAAACGGTGACAAGCTAGCATCTCTTCAAAGTATATGTACCAATTTTGGTTACAAGCTTGAGTTAGATGAGGAAGGAGATGTACTGAAAAATAACCTTAATCACCTTTTAAAAGAGATAAAAGGATCTCCTGAAGAAAATATGATTGAGACTTTGGTTACGAGATCAATGTCGAAGGCAGTATATACTATAAAGAACATAGGACACTATGGATTAGGATTCACACACTATTCACACTTTACTTCTCCAATCAGAAGATATCCAGATTTAATAACACATAGAATATTATTTGATAAACTAACGACTGGAAAGCAAGGAAATCCTACAAAGATTGAAGAACAAGCAAAATGGTGTTCTGCTAGAGAACTTGTGGCATCCAGAGCACAAAGAGATTCTATCAAATACAAACAAGCTGAATATCTTCAGGACCGAATCGGTCAGGTATTCGATGGTATTGTTACCGGAGTAATGGATAGAGGAATCTATGTAGAGATTACAGAAAACAAATGTGAAGGTTTGATAAGATTAGAAACTCTTAATGGGAAATGGACTGCAGATGTAGATAAATATTTAGCATACAATGAGTTTGGAGAACAGATTAGATTGGGAGATCCTATTAAAGCGGTTGTTAAATCAGTAGATTTAGAGAAGAAACAGATAAACTTCATGAGATTCTAATGGGACAGTTATTCAAAGATTGGTCTCATTTAGATCCTTCTGAATCAGATGATAATCTAGAATATTTTGATTACGAAGTATTGTTACAAAACAATACTTTGGATCAATTTGAAGATTTGATGTCTAGATACAAAGAGTGGACTTCGTTCAAAAGAGATATTAGACTAACAAGTATTTTAGAATCTGGTAAAAAAATACAATTCGATATAGAATCAATATCTATGTTTGCTCAGCTTGGAAATAGTGGAAATATTCTTTCACTACAAATGAGTGTACTTACAATAAAATCAATGTCTTTTATTTTAAAAGAAAACAAAGTGGAAAAACTAACTTTAAGATGTAAAGTTTTGTCAACTCCTATGGGTAAAGTAGTAAAAGAACTTATGGAAAATTCAATGACCGTCGATTTAAGGCCGCATATAATAGATAATAAAGTAGTTTACTTCTATGTAGACACATATGAAACAGCAGCATAAATAAAAAAGCCACTCAAATGAGTGGCTTTTTTTATATCTGATATGTTTTTAGAATTCAAATTCTGCACCACCTTCGGCACCACCTTCGGCAGGAGCTTCAGGAGCTGCTTGTCCACCCTGTGCAGGAGCTTCAGCGGCTGCTTGTCCACCTTCAGCAGGAGCTTCACCACCTTCACCACCTTGTGCAGGGGCACCACCTTCGGCACCAGCAGCACCCGCAGGTCCAGCACCGGCACCAGCAGCCTCTTTTGCCCAGTATTTTTGGTTTTCCGCTTTCTCTTCAGGAGTAAGTTTGAAGACATTATCCATCAACCATTCGATATGGAAGTAAGGTTTCTCACCATTCATTACTGCAGTAAGAGTTCCAAGTGCTTCCGCCTTTTTAGACAAATTGTTTATCTTTTTCCACTCTTCAAATATTTGATTAGTGTAGAAGATTATATCCATTTGATTAAGAACAATCTCATCTTCTTTCAACTCAGGAAACTCGATAAGCATCTGTAGTTTAAGTGGTTTAACTATAAGTTCTTTAAAGTTTGCTCGTATTCTAGATATAAAGTTATGGAACTTAATCTCATCTCTTGTCATCTCAGCAGCATCTGATATTAGATTACCACCACCACCTTCTCCTTCGAAACGTGTCAATGGAATTTTACTAGCTCTTTTAAGTGCCTGGTGGAACCACTTAAGCATTGATTCTTCATTTAAGTCATGTCCTTGTGGAGATTCTAATGTCATATTAGGAGTACCTGCATCACCATCAGGAAACCAAACTTGTTTGTTATAAGGAAGATGTTTAGATCCATTCAAGGTAAGTGTACCAAGTGTGTCATCCCATTCAACTTCCTCAGAGTAGTCATGTATCAACTGACCAATCTGTTCTTCCGCTCTTTGTCTAGAAAGACCTTTAATTGGAATAGTAAACTTTTGATAAATAGTTGCATTGATTACGTTGAACATGATTCTAGTTTGTTCAAGAATCTTTAACTGGTTATATGGTTTAATAAGTCCTTCAATATAAGAAGTCTCTGAATAATCATTTTGTGTAGAATAAGAAATGAATACAATCTGTGAATCCAAAAATATTCTTCTAAGCTGAGGATCTTCAGGAAACTGAATCCATAAATGTCCTACATTTGGTTCATATGCAGGAACTAAACTTTCAGGTCTAAGTCTGTTGAATGCAATGATATTCTTCTTTTTATCATCATAAACAATCTCTACTGCAACATAACCATCAATAAGAAAGTCTTTTATCATATTCCAAGCAGTGATACTATCTGAAAATCCATATTTATTATAGATTTTCTCAAAATACTCTTGGTATTTGTCTTTTATTTCTTGAGAATAATCGTTTGATATTGCTCTAGGAGAACAGAAGTCTCTATCATCATTGTAAACGATACATTCATCCGCAACGGCACTAATCATATCACGAATTTCGTCTTTGATAGAATATTCTCTAAGAATCCTTCTTTTGTCAGCATAAGCCTTATCTAAGTAAGGAATAGACTTTCTATTTAAAACCGATGCAACAGCTCTTTGTGAAAAGAAGTCGTACATAGAGTTTCCTTTGGCTGCATATGGATCTTCGTTTATACCAATACCTACTTGGTTTCGAATTATCATATCGTCATAGTTCATTCCGTAGTTTGAAAGAGTTCTAAGTATTCTACTAAAAAGACCTTTATTCTCTACTGCAGAATTTACAAAGCCCATGCCCTGTCCTTCTTGATTGTTGTTATAGTTATACGATGCCATTAAAATTTATTTAAAATTTTAAGGTATATATAAAATATGACGTACCTCTTTTAAGAGTGGTGGTATAGGAAAACAAAAAAGGGTAGCAAAAACTACCCTTTATTTTTAAATATAAAAGCTTCGATTTACGACCTTAATATCGTCTCGCTTTATCTCAATTTCTCCAAGAAGTTTCTGAACTTCACTTTGATAGTTAGTTAGATAGTCTAATAGTCTTTGATAAGACTTAACAGATTGTCTATCCATGAATAGATTACCATCAGACCACTGAACCTCACCACCCGGTTTTATCTTTGCGTTGATTCTGTGAGTATTAACCATATCAGATTGGAAGATACACATGATTGTGTTTGCTTCTCTTTCTCTTATAACCTGTACGGAGTGAAACTTTGCATCTTTAAAAGGTCTTACTTCACCAACTAAAATATTGAATTTTAGTTCGTTTATTTTTTTTCTTTCCAAATCGTTGGCATGGTTAATAAGAGCCAATGCTTTTTGTTTTTGACCAAAAGTTGATAGCTTTTCTGCTGCAGAAATGTAAGTTGAGTAATTCATAGAGAGAGAGTTTTTTTTGTTTTTATTTACTCTACAAAGATACTCATTTTTTACTTTCCACCATATTTTTTTAAGCTTTTTTGAATTCTTTCTATATGACCTTTCATAACCTTATACTTCTCTGATATTTCGTTGTTTATATCATAGAATTCATCTACCATAGACTTCATCATCTCTTGATTTCTGGCAGATTTTGTTTCGAGTTTTTTATGCCATATATCCATCAGTTTCTTTGGATCATACGTTGCCTTAGGGTGCTGTGAAAAGAAGAAACGCGGAAGTATTTCCATGTGAATCTTATGAACTTTCTTTATCTGAATAACATTATACTCCATTAGAGCATATTCGAATCCAAACTTGACAAGCTCTTTATACATACCGACATAGTCTACTTTCAAAAAAGTATCATTTTCAAAATAATTTTCGGCTATATATTGGTCGAATATAAGAGCTCTTATCTGAAGAGGTATAAAGTTTAAGTTTACTGCAAATAATATGATTTGATTTCCAAAATTCTTTTGTTCCACTACAAATACTGGAGAATACTTCATCCAGTTGGAGTCATCAAGGTAATGTAGAAAGTAAAAACCACCAATCTGTATGTCTTCTGTACGTTTTGCAGTGACCATTTCATCACTTTTGGAATATTTTTCGGCAAAGAAAAAAGAATTGTTTTTAAAGTTATCTTCTATACTATTACCATAAACCAATAGACTCAATCGAACTCTTCCTTCTAATGGACTCATATGTAAAGTTTTTTCTTTTATATATAAATAAAAAGAATCAAATACATGATAAATTCTAAACCTAACAATAGTAGATATCACGGTGGAAACTTCATACCAACCAATAAAGACAAGGTTTTAAAGTTAAACACACAGGGTGGTGTATATTATAGAAGTTCTTGGGAACAGAAGATAATGGTATGGCTTGATTTAAAAGAAGAGATATTTCAATGGGGTGCAGAATGTTTAGAAATACCTTATCAGATGACACACTTTGAAAATGGAGATACACGTATAAAAGCACATAGATACTATCCAGACTTCTTTTATAGAATGAGAGGTGCAGACGGCGTTTTAAAAGAAGTAGTGGTTGAGGTTAAGCCTATGAAAGAATACAAAATGGTAATCGCTTTAACAGAAGGTAAACTTACAGTTCCTGAAAAAGGAATGAAGAAACTTAAAAGTTTTGAGTATGATCTAAAGATGGCTTATAAGAACAAACAAAAATGGGAGACTATGATAAACTGGTGTAACAAAAAAGGATTTTCTTTCATTATAATAACTGAAGAAAATCTTAAAAACTTTAGTGTATAAAGAATTTAAAAGATAATATCGTTATATAAACTACAACGTTCATCCAAGGAAGAGCACTAATATATACTTTATATATGTGGTCGTTTAAATGATAAAAAACAAACTTCATTAGATTCATCACTATTATCAATAGGAATAGATGACTAAAACTGGAAAACAATCCCACAATCGGCCAAAATATAGATAAAAGTTTTGACATGTAAAAAACAATGTCAACCTTTCTTATAGTTTTAGTGTCTTTGTTCTTGAAAATTAAATCAAGTCTTTTTTTGTTGAAAAAATGGTATATTTCCGAAAATATAAATGCGAATAACATCGCGTAAAATCCTGTAATCATGCTTCTTTTATTGTTATTTCTTCCATACCCATAAGATTGTTCATCTGGTATTGAGTAAGTCTAACAGATTTGTCTTTTTCCACAAGTTTGAAAAGTGCATCTTCGATGAATGCTTCAACACCTTCACCAACAATCCTATCATACTCATTAGGTATAGATTCATCAGACTTTCTACTATCATAGATAGTCTGTATGTAGTTTTCTCTTTCTTTTAAGTCTATGTGCATAGAGCAACCATCTGGTCGTGTTCCCCAGCCTCTCTCTGATTCTTCCCAAATCTGTAAAATAACCTTGTTCATAATATTAAAAAATAGTTATAGATTTTATATTCAAATATAGTAAAAGTTTATTTTAAATAAAAATACATTTTTTTTCAACATGGCCCTAAAAAATAGGGGCCATGTGCAAAACGGAACAGCTTTTTTTTAATAAATATAAGAAAAAACATACACATTATGCAAAAGTTAGAATATATTTGGTTGGATGGTGCCAAAACACAACAAATACGTACAAAAACAAAAGTCGTAAATCTGAAACACATCGAAGATGAAACAAATATTTTAGATTCATACAAAAATGGTTTGAGAAAAGCACCAGTATGGAACTTTGATGGATCTTCAACATACCAAGCAGAAACATCTAAATCAGAATTACTATTAGTTCCTAAAAACTATTTTCATAATCCATTTACAACAAACTCTATTTTAGTTCTTTGTGAGGTTTATAATATTGATGGTACTCCACACGAAAGTAATACAAGAGTTAAAATGACCGAATCGTTAAAAAAATATGACGATGAAACTATGTATGGATGGGAACAAGAGTATTTTATCTTTGATAACAAAACAAATAGACCATTAGGATGGCCAACAGAAGATGAGCCAAGAGAACAAGGTGAATACTATTGTTCAGTTGGTGCTAACAATGTAGTAGGAAGAGAGTTTGTAGAAGCACATACAGACCTTTGTCTTAATGCAGGAATCTCTATATCCGGAACAAATGCAGAAGTTGCTTTAGGACAATGGGAATATCAAGTAGGAACTGTATTTGCAGAAGACGGTGCGGATCAACTATGGATTTCAAGATACATTTTACATAGATTGAGTGAAGAGTTTGATTATAGAATCGAATTAGATCCAAAACCATTTAAAGGAAATGATTGGAATGGTTCAGGTATGCATGTAAACTTTTCGACAAAAAATATTAGAGAAGACAAAGTAAACAAAAAAGAGATTGCAATCGAAATGTGTAAGAAGCTTGAGAAGACTCATGCAGAACATATAGCGGTATATGGAGAGAACAATGACGAAAGACTAACCGGTGCGAACGAAACATCGTCTATCAAAGACTTTGGATGGGGTATTGGAGATAGAACTAAATCTATTAGAATTCCTTCTACGATAAACGATCCAAATGCGATTGGTTATATCGAAGATAGAAGACCAGCATCTAACGGAGATCCATATTTAATAGTTGATAGAATGGTAAGAACTATTCTACAAGACGAAGAAGTTTTGGAAGAAAACTAAAACTAAAAACCCACTCATTTGAGTGGGTTTTTTTATACTTTTAACTTATAAGCAAATTCGACTTTCACACCTTTTAAATCTGGAATACCTTTACCAGTTATCTTAACCAATTTGTATTTTTTTGAAATAGACTCCATTTGATTATCAATATTATCAACAGAGGTAAATGCAATACCACCCTGCTCTGCAACTTTGGACTCCATTCTTGATGCAGTGTTCACAACATCTCCAAAAAAGTCTACAAGCTCAACATTCTGTATTCTACATTTTTTGGCAGTCATATTACCAGAGCATATTCCTATTCTAAGTGGAAGCTCTTCAATTTTGATTACCTCTACCGCAAAATCAACAGCATTTTCTAATGACTTTTCGTTTTTTGGAAAATATACCATAAAGGCGTCACCGATTGTTTTAACCACAAAACCACCATACTTTCTAGCAAGATTATCCATAATCTTAAAATGTTTATCGAGTTGTATGCTCATAGTTTGTGGATCGTCGGACCACATTTTAGAAGATCCTACAACATCTGTAAATAACATAGCGGGTTTTGGACCACTTGTATCTTCTATTTGGTTTTCATCATAGTATTTTTGTTCATCAGTAAGTAATCTTCCGGATCTTCCGGATCTCTCTGGTTTTCGGCTACTTCTGGGCATTCTGTTCAAAGGAACAATTTTGGCCTCAAATACATTAAATCTATCTATTCTCTCCATATAGTATATATAAATTTGTGGATGTAATAAATAATACATATATTAGCATAAAAATAGATATTATGATTTCATCAAGCAACACAGAAAAATACCAAGGACGAGTATTTGAAGCAAAAGACAATTTTGGTATTGAAACCCGTATTAAGAAAAATCATGTGAGCCTTCACAATCCATCAGATTTTGTTGACGCAAAATTAGCAGAATTCAAAGATAAGAATGTAGAGATAGAGATAACTATAAAGATTGTAGAAATACCTTCTTGATCTTGCTTCTTCTAAGAGTTCTCCTCGAAGGATTTATAGTCATATTAAAAGACATAGTAGCCATTCCAAAACTAGGAGCGGCGACTATGTCGTATGTAAATATTTTTGTTGTTGATATCATCTATAAAGAGTGTAGACCCATTCCGTCATTAGATCCTTCTATGGAAATAAGTCTTATTTGATGTTCGTTGTCACCTTTCTTTTTATAAAGATCGTTATATCCTTTGGCTATTCCCCTTTTAAAGATTTCGGTGAAATAAGCGAAGGCATTTACTGATTTCTCTTCGTTGAAGTTATACCAGTTTTGAAATACATATAGAAGTCCACTTTGGTAACAGTCCATCTTGTCGTCATTCGACCAATATCTCATTTTTTTGATTGTTTTCTTTGCTAAAAGCTCTAGCATTTTTTGAGCGGGCCTTGTAAGTCTTCCCTGTGCTTTGCTGACTACTAATTCTATGTAAAGTTCTCTATTATTTAAGTACATTAATAAGCATTTATTTTTTGGTATCCATAAAGGATTTTCATGCTTTCATGTTATAGACATCGAACATGAAAAAGTTTATAAAACAAAAAATCCCCATAAAGGGGATTTTTAAAAATTATCAATAAATAAATATTAAGATCTTAATCTTTCTTTATACTGTACTTCTTTAACACCATATAATTCTGCGTCTAAAACCGTTTTTCTTTTTTCTAAGTTTTTAAGTGCCGTTGTCAATACTTCAGATTCTCCAATCATCTTCATAGATCCTTTAAGTTTTTCAATGTTGAAACTAACGTCTTCTAATTTAAGTGTGATTTCTCTTTCTTTGTCTTCTAACTTTCTTTTAACAACTAATTCTTTTCCTAATTTATTTTCGAAGAAGTAAGTCAAGTCATAGTTAAGCTCGTTTCTTACCTCGTTTACTAACTCTAAAGCAGATTCGTATTTGAAGAATGAGTTACCATATCTTTCGTCACATCTGTATAAGAAAGTAGCTTTTTTATAGTTGAATGCAAAACACTCTAAAAATGGATTAATCAAGTTGTTTACTCTTTTAACTACGTCTAACTCAACAAACTTATCTAAGTTTTTAGAAACCTCAAGTAAGATTGGATAAAAGTTTTTGTTAACGATTGGAACGATTGGAGAGTTAAATAAACTTTCTAATGTAGTTTCGTCATTCATTTCATCATCATTGATGAATACTTTACCTTTTTTAGCAACAGATAATCCGATTGTTAAATATTCAGAAATTCTGAAGTTAACTCTATCTTCTGTTACAGAAGCATATTTCATTGCAGTTTCTAACATTCTCAATGATTTTAAAGACTCTTCGTCTTTAACGTGGTTTTCAACCAATGTTTTTTCGATTACGTTTTCACTTAAAAGAAACCAAGAATCTCTAACCAAAGCAATGTGTCCATCTTCAACAGACTCAACGATTGTAAAGATAGATTCACCTTTACCACCACTTAATAAGTTTGTTCTTTGCTCAGGTGATTTTGTTAAGTTATGTACGAATAATTTGATTTCAGGAACCCAGTCATAAATAGCAAGTTCGTTCAAAACTTTAGACATTCTGTCTTGATCAGTCTCAAGGTTGATAGTTTGTAAAAGTACGTTGATAGGTTGTCTATAAAGTTCACCACTATTTTTAGTATTAAGAACATTATAAAGGTTTTTCAACTCATAAAGTAACTCAAAGTTCTTCATGTCATCATTCAATCCCTCTAAAAGAGATTTAACGCTTTTATCGTAAGTATAAGGTTTAAGTCTTTCGTTTAACGAAATTACGATGGATTTTTCAGAAGCTTCATTACAAGCATTCATGTGTCCCTCAACTATCGTAGAAATCTCATCTTGTTCTAGAGAAAGATTCTTTTTAAAGTTAAACAATTCAAGTTTAAGATTCTTCATATTTTTTGATATTTTTTTTATGTATAGAGTATATATTAACTACAAAAAGCCATTTTTTTCTATTTTTATTGATTTGGCGTACGAGGTGTTACATTCTGTTGTCCGGTTACTGGATCAGTCGAACTACCACCCGCTCTCTCTCTAGATCTAAGTATATTATTGAACCATCTTGTTCTTTTTGGCTCTATTGCATATCCGTCTTGACCAAAAGTTCCGTAAGGATCCGAAGGGTTCGTGCTACCTCCAGTATTGTTAAAAGTACCAGTCTGACCATATCCAGGTAATGGATTGTTTGGATTAAATGGTCCATTTATCCATGGTTTACCATTAGGTCCGGTATTAGGTCCTGTAGTAGTTCCTGCAGGTCCTGTGGATGGAAAGACCGGTCTTGAAGCACCACCTCCACCATTTGGTGAATTTGGATCAACACCAACAGTTTCATTTGTATTTACACTACCCGTATTTATAGTTCCACCCTGACTCGGTTGTTCAAAATAGTCAGATACTCCACCCGTAAGTGCAAAACCATTACCATCTTTCATACCAGATCCATATTCTCTTGGATATCCAGTAGATGTTACTCTATCTCTTCTAAAAGCCGGATAGTAAGTCTCAACGGTAAAGGAACATTTCAATTTGATATTGTTATCACTCGTCAAGTTCTTATCTCTACTCATCTCTATTGTGTTGGAATCTGGCATAACAAGAACAGCATCTATGTTCATGAAGTTGTGCTCGAAGTACATAAACTTATAAATCCAAAGAGTATCTAATATAGCTTGACTACATTTGAATGTATCAATCTCACTTGATAGTGTGATTTCTAAGTCGTAGTTGACCGTTATTGGAATAGCTCTAACTTTTCCAAGAACCTTTCTTATTTCAAAATCATTCTCAACAACCATTCTAAGCCAAACATTTGGATTGGCAAATTCGTCAGACTTTATATTAAAGCTTGTCATAGTAAGATGACCTCTTGGTATCAAATCAGTATTTAACTCAATGAACCTGTTTTCGGAAACAATATCATCTGAAAATGAGTCCAATAAGAACCTTTCATCTCCTGTAAGAGAGTAGTATATAGGAACCTGAACAAACACATCACCTGATGTGAATCGATTTGTCCACTTTATTTGTCCCTCAAGCGTATCTAATACGCAGACGGTAAGGTCTCTAAAAAAGACATCTTCGAAATTAAAACTATCTCCAATCATATCAATATATATTAAATAAACTTTCTTTCTACCCGACAATATATCATGTGTAAAAAAACTTTAATATGTCAGTTAAAAACTTATTGCTTTGGGAGAAATGGAGACCAAAACGTCTAGAAGACATCATACTTCTTCCACGAATAAAGAAACAATTCGAAAACGGTATCAACCAACATTATATTTTCTATGGTCACTATGGAACTGGGAAAACCAGTTTGGCAAGAATACTTGTTGGAAAATATACAAAAGAAACACCATACTTAGAACTTAACTGTTCTTTAGATACTTCTATAGATGTTCTTAGAGAAGAAATACAGAATTTCTGTAAGTTCACTCCAATGTTTGAGTCAAGTTCCGATATAAAATATGTTTTTTTAGATGAGTTTGAAAGAGTTTCTGCACAATTCCAAGACGCATTCAAAGCATTCATAGAAAAATATAACAATAGTGTAAGATTTATAATCACGACGAATCACATCAACAAAATTTCAGACGGATTAAAGTCTAGAATAAAGACTGTAAACTTTGATTGTATAGATGTGGAAGAAGAAAAACATCTAAAAATGGAGTTGTACAAAAGAATACAAGACACTATTTTACCAAAAGAAGAACGAGAAATATCTAAAGAAAATTTAGTTTCTATAATAAACAAAAAGTTCCCAGACTTTAGAGGTATTCTTGTAGAAGTACAGGATTTTTTAGAGACAGGAGATATAAACAATGGAGTAAGTAACGTATCCAATAAAGTAAAAAAAGATTTGTACAACTTTATCTATGAAAGTGGAAACTATGAAAGTGTTTATCATTTTCTTATGTCAAACTTTGGTGCAGAGAAGATTGATTCAATGATTAAGTTATTAGGTAAGCCATTCATAGACTGGTCTATTGAAAATGGTAAAAATATCGATAAACTGTTTGAATGTAACTATGTCATAGCAGACTATACAAGTAAGCTGGAAACAAACACAGATCCGATTGTATTAGGTATGACGATAATAGGGAAGTTTAGAGATATTTTAAAATAAAGGATATGCCAAAGTTAATATATAACTCATGGCGAACTTTAATTTCACAGACTTTTATTTAGGATATCCTGGACATCCAAGATTCAGAGCATTAGATCTCATAGAAGACGATGTAATAAGAGTAATCGTTCAAAAATGGGAGATGATTCTATTTACGAACAAAGGTGAGGTTTTTTTTGATACTGAATTCGGAGGAGACCTTCCTTTCTATCTTCACCAGACGAGACTTTCTTCGGATAGTATAGAAAGTGATCTTAAACAACAGATTGGTAGCTATATTCCAGAAATAAACGGAATAGAATATACATTAACTGTATCATTTTTTGAAGATCCAGAAAGATATCAAGAATACATGGAAGTATTTTTCCAGATAAGAGACTTAGATGTATATTTGGTGGTTGGTTAGTATTTGAAATACACTTCATTCAAAAAGTTTACATAATCATATATACACTTTTCCTTTATTTTCTTGGGTAAATCTTTAAAACTCACATCAGTCCATTCTTTGTTGAATACCCACTTCATGTTTTTAGGAGCCTTTTTCTTAGAACCATATTTATTACGCATTGCGTAAACATATTTGAATTGTTGTTTTGACTTTGCTGGCATGAAATGAAACTATTTTTTAATCCAATTAAATTGAGGATACTTTTCGATTATATGGTCCCAATATCCTTGACTCACATCTTGATCAACTACTATGGTATATTTTGGTTCTAA